ACTCACATGCAGAAGGAAGTAACACAATAGCATCAGGACCTTTCTCACATGCAGAAGGGTACTATACTGTAGCGATAGGTAATAGTTCACATGCAGAAGGGAGAAGTACACAAGCAATAGTTGATTTCTCACATGCAGAAGGATTTGGAACAATAGCATCAGGATCATATCAACACGTACAAGGACAATATAACGCTACCTCATCAGCTGAATCAGCATTTATAATAGGAAATGGTACAGCAGATGGTAGTAGATCAAATCTAATATTCGCTTCAGGTTCCCAAGTACAGATTACAGGTTCGTTAATGGTAAACGATATTTTACAGTTAACAAGAAGAGCTTCTTTACCATCATCACCAGTAGAAGGAATGATAGTAGCACAGGGATCAGCAGGATCTAGCAAACTATACTATTACAACGGAACATCTTGGAATGCATTATTCTAAAATTAAATAAATAAAAATGTGGTTATATCAAAATAAAGAAATAAAAGAATTAGAAGATATGCCCGAAGGAAGCTTCGGGTTTATCTACGAAGTTACTCATCTTCCAAGCGGTAAAAAATACCTAGGAAGAAAACAATTAATATCAGTTACAAGAAAAGCCTTAGGAAAGAAAGAACTAGCTTTAATAACAGATAAGAGAAGTTCGAAGAAGAAGACCGTTACAAAAGAAACAGATTGGAAGACATATTACGGATCTCATCCAGAAATTAAACAACTAATAAAAGAAAAGAAACACTTGGAATTCACAAGAGAAATTCTTATCTTTGTACCGACCAAGAAGCAGTTAACATATTATGAAGATAAATACCTTTATATGAACGGGGTCATAGAGCCAGGATCTATTTATTATAACGATAATATATCAGGACGCTTTTTTAAGAAAGATTTTTATGATAAAACTACTTAACCTATTAGTTGAAACAACTCAAGGCTTAAATTACCATTTAAAGCACAAACTCCCTTTATCTGAGAATATCTACCGGTACTCTTCTAATGCTTTTATACAATTATTTACTGAAGCAAGAACACTTCACAGAGACGGTTATTTAGAGTTATGTGAAGAGGATAGAGTTCTTTTAGAACAAACAAATATAGGCGAGTATGGAGAGTATGAAGGACAGAAAGTACCTTTAGATCTTCCAATGGCTTATGAGGAAATCAACCCAAGACTTCCTAGAGCAGGAGAACAAGGTGGAAATATAAAACGAAATATGACTGTTACCGATAAGGAGAACAGACAATTACGAATTATAGATATAACCGATAATAAAGTAATACTAAAGCCGGTATCATTCTCAGGAGAAGTACTTATATTTCCAGATAATTACGATCAATTTGCTAAGATATTTCAATTTTGGGATTATTTTAATTTAGATAAAATTGTAGAGGGAGAGTATCAAGGAAAGGATGTTCCTTTAAATAAACCAAAAAGAGGTGGTTCTAAAAAATTCTACGTTTATACTAAAAATAACAAAGGAAACGTGGTAAAGGTATCCTTTGGAGGCACTACAGGATTGAATGTTAAGATAGATGAACCAGGAGCAAGATCTTCTTTTGCAGCTAGACATCAATGTGCAACAAAGAAAGATAAGACAAAACCAGGGTACTGGGCTTGTAATATAGGAAGATATTGGAAATCATTAGGAGGTAGTAGGAACTTTAGTGGATACTGGTAATATTTATATAAAAAACAACAATGGAAAATTTTACAAAAATGGTATCATGTCTGTTTCATTCAAGAACACAGGTACATGTATTTCATCTACAAACTAAATCATTTTCAGAACACCAAGCATTAGGTGCATACTATGATAGTATTATTGAAATAGTAGACGGATTGATTGAATCGTATCAAGGCAAGTATGGAATTCTAATAAATTATACCAACTTACCTATAAAGAATTATACAGACAATGCTCAAGTAGTTTCATACTTTATGCAACTAGGAGAAGTAGTAGATGTACTAAGACAAGATATACAAGATTCATACTTACAGAATCAAATTGATAATGTAACAGAGTTAATAGAGTCAACTAAGTATAAGTTAAGATTTTTAGCATAATATACTCTCTGGCATGAGTCAAGAAAATAACCCTTACCAAGAATTAAGAACATTTGATACTATCCAAAGAAAGTTTAAACAGGATATAGAAGAAGAGGAATTAGTGTGGCATAGGGATAGAAGAGACAGGGAAGTTACAATAGTAGGACAAACAGACTGGATGTTTCAACTAGAGGATGATATACCTCAGCAATTAAAAGATAGAATATTTATACCAAAGAGGACCTACCATAGGTTAATCAAAGGAACAGGGGAGTTAAATATATTAATACAAGAATTCTAAGTGGAAGAAGGAGCTTCAGCGTACTATTGGATAGCAACAGTATTGTTATTTGGTGCAGCTTTGTTCATAATAGAATTTAAGAAAAAATAAATAATGAAAAAATCAGAATTAAAAAGAATCATCCAAGAAGAAATGAAAGGGTATTCAAAATACTACCCAGGTGGAGAAACTAAAGGAGGTACTTCAGATGAATTCGGAACAATACTCCGAAACATAGCACTAGGTGTTCCTGATGAAGATTCTGAAGAAGACAACACTCCTAAGGATCAAGAATCTATTTACGAAGGTGATCGTAAACTGTATTCAAAAGAAGAAGCAATCGATTATATTAAAAACAATCCACCAGTTAAGTACTATAAAATTGGAGTAAGCCAAGGTACATCCCAACAAGCAACAAGTATAGATAATGCAGTTGAGATAGTAAGACAGTCACCAATCACACAATTTGAATTAGATACTTACGGACAAGTTATTCAATTTAGTGCTCCATTCGATCAAAAGCACGCTGATTTAGTAAGATCAATGGGTTCCTTAGACTAATGATTAGCATTTCCAAAATATTAAAAGAGATCCTAGATCCAACTCAAGAATACCAAGAACTTGTAAATGATATCATTGACCAAGGAGGAGAGTATTTAGGAGAAGGAGATTATGGAGCAGTTTTTTTAGTAGGAGATAAAGTAATGAAAGTAACTACTGATTCAGAAGAATTAGAAGATGCACAGCAAATAAAAGGACAAAAGACTAAATACTTTGTATACATATACGATGTGGAGGTTAGAAATCCAAAACTAGGAATCATTACAATGGAAGATCTGCAACCTTTCACAGGGTCTGAAAAAGATATTCCAATTGATGATATAATGGAAGAAGCAGACATATTAGGAATATATCCAGACCTAGAAGGACCAGGTGGTTCAATTAAAATGGATAACCTAATGCAGGATAAAGCAGGTAGAATAAAAGTAATAGACGTATAATGGCTAGAGGTGATCACAGTTCTCCACAGAGAACAAAGTTTAATAAGAGAAAGAAATCAATAGTAAAAACTGCTAAGTTAGTAAAGCAGAACGAACTAATATTAAAAAAATTACAGAATGGATAATTTTGATTTAAAAAAATTCTTAGTAGAGAATAAACTTACACCTAATTCTAGACTAGAAGAAGAAGCCCCCATATCAGATCCTGAAGCAGAACAGGATGCAAAACAAGGATTAAATGGAGCTTTAGCTTTACTACAACAAGGAGCAGGTACAATTAAACCATCACCAAAAGACGGAGAATTAGACGAGTCAATGACCCTTGGTCTAATAGTAGGAGCACCAGGTATCATCTCTCTATTAGGAAAAGGAGTAAACGGAATGTCTTCTCTGTTTCAAAAAGATAAAAAAAGCGGAACTGTGGTTGGTAATGCTCTTAAGAAATTTGGACATAGTTTAGAACATAAATATATAGACGTAATCGGAGGAATGGTAAAAATAGCTTTTCCAAAAAGATATGGAGAGCAAGACCCTAACGATAATACCTCTGAACTTTATAAAGTAGCACATGGTGTATATGCAGCAATGCTTGTTGCAGCAGCAGTATCAAGTGGTGCAGAAGCCTTAGAAGCACATAATTTAATCTCAAAAGGATTAGAAGGAGGACTATCAGCTTTTAAATCAGCAGAAGTAGTAGGATTAGCACAGAAAATAGCAGCAGTATAACTCCTGTTTAAGATAATAAAAGAAAGGCTTGTTTATTCAAGTCTTTTTTCGTATATTAAAATGTCAAGCAGTTATGTACATATATGAGTAGCAATATACTATTAGGTTTTATAGAGAATGTCTTAGGTAAATCTCACAAGAGAGCAAGAGAGAACTACGCTTTTACTTGCCCTAAATGCAATCACCATAAGCCAAAACTAGAAGTAAACATGCATACCAATGAAAAAGGAGAGAATCCTTTCGAATGCTGGGTATGTGGGTTTAAAGGACGTACAATCAAGTCTTTACTTAAACAGTTA